AAAGAAACTATGCCAAATGCTGATGTTGTGCTTGGTCAAATATCCGACGACGGACCATACCGATGGTTAGTGCTAAATCCGGTTCCTCAAATAAAATCTTTGCCTAAAAATATTTTTAGAAAAACTTTGGAATTCTGATAATTTTAAGTTGCAATTTTCAGAGTTCAGACAATATAATAATGACACACTTGACACATCCCACTAATACAGGAGAAAACGAACAATGACTACGACACTCACAAAAAACCAGAAAAAAGAGTACTCAAGAACATTCAGAGAAAACGGAAAACAGAGATACCTCAAACTGACTATCCGTTTCGACGACGACTGCGGAAACGGTCACAATTCTTTTGCTATGACTGGGGACGTGGGAAAAGTACGTAAAGACGGGTCGTTTTATGATCACCCATATTCTTTTGGTTGTCTCCATGAACGGATTGCAGAAGTATTTCCAGAATTCGAGAAATATCTGAAATGGCATTTGTGCTCTATCGATGGTCCGATGCATTACATTGCAAATACAATCTACCATGCGTCTGATGTGGATTGCTGCGGAATGAAAAAGGGAGAATTCAAACAATTTGTTAATAAAGAAACCGGATTGCCTAAATGGGAAATCCACGAACATCCAGCATGGAAAAATTCTCCAGTAAATTCAAAAGATTGTCCAGAACCTATTACCATTAATTATGAACCTTACGGTAGAACAGGAGAGGGAAGTGAACCGGATTTGGATGCGGCAAGAAAATCGGCAATCTGGGCAGACGCAACCCTTGAGCAATTGACAAACAAGGATCTTTTAGCAGAGAGATTGCCAGGATTGTTGAAAGAGTTCCAAAAGGACGTAGAAGAGTTAGGTTTCGTTTGGTAGTGCTTTGAAATCGTTATGAGGATCGTTCCTACGACGTTCAAACAAGAAAGACGGTAGATACCATTAAGATTCGTTTTGAACGTCTCACAATCAAAACTGGAGAATAGAGAAATAAAAACATTATCTATCAAATTGGATTTAACAGAACATGCCGCAGCCGTTCTTTTACGCTGCCTATCGTATGGAGAAAACGCAATCAGCAAACAGGAACATGAGAACGGAATAGGAACAGTTATACTCTATAACGTCAAGAAAATCAGAACGAGTCTATCTACCCAACTTGCATCAAAAATTATCTCAGAAGCATCCGAAAAAGGAACTTATGATGAATAACCAAACATTTTCAATATAGAAAAACAGGAGACGAGACCATGACGACGGCAGCAGCAAAAGAGGCAGTCAATGATATTGCATATATTTCACACCTTGAAAGAGATCGATTTGGATTACCTGCTAAAGCATTAAAAGAGATGATGGATGTGCTCCAACACTACACAAATAAGGTGGTTGCCGAGAATGATGCGGCTTCTGAAATGCTTGAAGTATTGAAAAAGGTTGACGTGTGGATGGAATTCGCCCTAATCGCTCTTGGAGAAGACTCAGGAGGTGGACAGGCGATGCAAGCGAGTGTTCAAGAAGCAATCGCCAAGGCCACAAACTAAAACCCCTGCCTTGACAGTTAATTTATTTTTTTGAAAGGAAAGAATGATGAACGACCGAAAGAACATCTACGTTGTGTATTCGTCGAGAGACGAAGCTATTGTTTGTGTGATTGAAGATGAGCACAAAGTTCTCAGAGAATTTTTTGAAGAGGGAGGCAGAGTACTAGAAGAGTATGACCGACGCCAAACGATTGATATGCCTTGCATATCTTCTATTGTGCATCTGCATGCATAATCAATCTTGATCTTGATCAGATTCAATTCGTTTATGTTCGGCTTCAATTACCTTAGCCGATCCACTCTTGATGGATTCTTTTAGTTCGTCAAGAGTGGCAACGCATCGAATAATCAGATCGCCATCGGCTTCAATGTATAATTCCGATACCTTAGCATGAATTTTTCCACCAACCATTTCCGCTTCTAGTTCCAATTTTCGAGAGGTCACATTTCGTGGATACAATCCCTCAATTCTCGCAATTTCGGTTTGGCATTCCTTTATGACCCTTAAATAGGCAGGATCACCCGTTTGGCCTTTAACTCTAATCGTTTCATCATTTGAGATTATTCTCTTGCCTTTACATGTGCCACAACGATCAAAAATTCCGGGTTTATCTTCAACCTTGCCTAAACCATAACAATTAGTACATTTTTTCTTTACGGTCACAATTTCTTCAGAATCCTCTTTTGATTTCTCGAATTCTTGTAGAGCTAGAATTTTGATTTGCTCAAATTGTTTTATCCGGAAAGCTTTCAGTACTTTATGATCGTCTAGCGACTCTTCGACCATTTGATTGTAGATCGTGCTAAGATCCTGGGAAATTGTCTTTTGCGTCACCTGATAGGCATTAGCCAATTGATATTGATTTGTAAATCCCCTTAGCACCTTTTCCCGAATGGAATCTTGGCGTTTCAATCTACGGATTGTTCCGGCATGGTCAGAACCGGACCTACTTACAAGATTTGGTTTCTTTTTCATATACCTTAAAATAGACAGGAGAGAAACAAATTACAATACCAATATTTTCGGAAAACTTTGGAATTCTGATAATTTTAAGTTGCAATTTTCTGACTACCAACGATATAATAGTAATGACACACTTGACACATTCGACAAAAGGAAACAATTATGTCCACAAGAGCACTTTACACATTTTCTGATGAAATGGGAGAGTTCCACGTTTACAAGCATTGTGATGGATATCCAGAAGGGGCTAGAGAGTTCATCAGTTTGGCTATGGAATACGCATGGCCTTTACCACGATTTGAGGCCGATGAATTTGCAGCAGCATTTGTGGCAGCTAACAAATCTTATGATGGAAAACCTAGTCATGGGGGAATAAGGTTAATGAAATCTGGACACTGGAAAGAAATATCCACCAGTGATATAGAATTTCACTATACAGTAAGCCTGAAGAACAAACAGTTGCACGTCCAGGCTAATAGTGTCCATCATGACTATGCGACTGATGTATGGTCTGTTGTGCCTATATTTGAAGGGACACTTGACAAATTTTGTAATGAATTCCCTTGCACATGATCAAAAAAACTAGATGGATTAAAACAATGAAAAAATCAGAAATTGAGATTGGAGGCCATTACTCCGCAAGAGTGTCCGGAAATTTTGTTACCGTTCGAGTCGATGATATTGACTCTGTTCTTACCCACAATGGTTATGACTATATGGGGAAACCTAAACCCTATAAGGATAAAATTTGATACTACGTCACAAATCTCAACACAGGACGAAAACTTGTTTTTCGGTCTGCCGCTAAATTTCGTAGAAGGATAGAAAAATGAAACCAATCATCAGAGTAGAACCAGCAAGATATGCTAAAAATCAAATGGCGGTTTACGTTTTGGATTCAAAATACGGATTCAAAGGCAGAGCATCCAAATTGTGTGAAGTTTTGAAGGGTAAATGGACACACAGAGAAGGTGCTTACATTATGTCGCCAACTAAAGTGGAAAAACTCAAGCTTCTTATTGATGCTGGATGGTATGGGGGAATTTTTGGGGTTAGATTTATTTCTCCAGACGGAGAACGGTTTTCAAAATTTCCAAAGGAACTAAAATCATGACTCGTGAAGAAACTATCAAGTATCTATCGAAAATACCACTTATCAGACTAAGAAAACGCCAAAAAAGGAAAAGAGTATCCAAAATGAAATTAACAGAAATAGCAGAAGATTTTAAGAAATTTTCAGAAGGAACTAGATCAGATTTTCATGAACCTGATGAACAAGAAATCTATTTTTATGGATGTATTGGCACGATGTTAGATAATGCTTTTGGTAGTGCAATAAATTCCAGATTGCTACAAGTAGGGAGCCATGAAGTTGTGATTTTTGTACGAAAGTCAGAACAAGATTATCAGTTTAATCTAGCTGATATTTTTGCTCTTGCTAAAATTGGAGCTACACAATTGACTCGATATCAAATAGTTGAAGAAAAAGGAGAATAAGAAATGAAAGATTATTGGTTAGAAATATTTCAAACATCGATTTCTGTTTTGTTTCTCATTTATCTATTTAAAAAAGGAAAAGAGTATCCAAAATGAAATTAACAGAAGAGGAAAAGAAAAGAGCAGAATTTTTTTGCTCTACTCGTGATTGTATTTATTACGCCCAATCTGGATATGCGTTTTGTGAAATACATTTACATGGACAACCTACAGAATTGAGTTCAGATGATTTGCTATTAAAGCACAGAATTGATTCAAATCATTGCGAGGATTGATCAGGATCGATTTGAATCAAAAAGACATAGTAACCATCGAATTCACAACACAAACTAAGGAGAATAAAAAATGGATTTCGATGATCATTGGGATTTTGAGGAAGAGTATCAAGACGAAAATTATGGTCAAGAAGATAGCATCGTGAATGAAAACATTGCAATATTTGTATGGATAACCTTATATCGATCTTTTACAGAAAGTTATCTAACTCTCTGTTTAGGCAGACATCCTCTTGGAATTGATGTTACGGATCACATTTCCAATAATTATTTAGGATGGAATCTATTAAGAATACATAACCATGACAGCGAACTTTAAGGAGAAAAACATGACGACAACTATTATAAAATCAAGTAATTTCCAAAAATTCTTAGAAAAAACTGATGCTTGTAAAGAAGCAGTAGAATGGGTAAATGGTCGTAGTTTGAAGGAAAGCTATGAACAATGCGAACATGCGGATTGGATCTTGTGGATAGCTGTAAAGATGATAAATAAACCCGGTTGGCCTACGAAAAAACAAGTAGTTATTGCTGCTTGTGAATGTGCCGAAACTGTTTTGCATTTGGTTCATAAAAACGAGAAACGACCAAGAAAGGCAATTGAAACCGCAAGAGCGTGGACAAGAGATGAAGCTACCATAGAAGAGCTTCATCTTGCTGCTGATGCTGCTGCTGATGCTGCTTATGCTGCTGCTTATGCTGCTGCTTATGCTGCTTATGCTGCTGCTAATGCTGCTGATGCTGCTGCTGCTGATGCTGCTGCTGCTAATGCTGCTGCTAATGCTGCTGCTAATGCTGCTGCTAATGCTGCTGCTGCTAATGCTGCTGATGCTGCTAAAAAAGAACATCATAAAAAGATGTGCAAAATCATACGAAAAATATTATCTTGTCCGAAAATTAAAATTTAGAAATAAAATTAAGGAGGATAATATGACCACAACGATCATAACACCACCAATAGTTGACACCTATCTCGATGTTGAGAGGTTGATTTACTATGTCTGTAACAAATTCAAGAAAAGATATGGAGGAGACATTGAGGAGATGATAGGCGAAGCAAACATAATCTATATGAAAGTATATAAAATCTGGAAACCGACAGGAGGAATGTCCTTTACTTCTTTATTATGTACTTGTGTTTATCGAAAATTAACGGATATCCATAGAATGTCTATTAGAAAATCAAAAATTTGGGGAACATCTCTTGACGGGTTGCCATTCTATGGAAAGAAAACCTCAAGAACTGAATACGAGAATATCAGAAGCATAAACGATATGGGTGTTATGGAAGATAAAAGTCTTTCGCCTTTCGACATAGAAGAATTCACAAATGATGCTAAAACTATTATCCAATTAATCTTGGATGAACCAGAAGAAATCAAAACAAAAGTAGAGCAAAAGGGAAATCAATATCGTAACTGGAGATCAGTAGTCAGAACATATCTAAAAGAAATAGATTGGACGGCAAGACGTATTTCAGAATCTTTTGAAGAAATAAGGAGTTCATTATGAACAAGGAAAGAGAAAATGTCTGTGTTGCAGTTTGCGAAGGAATACCAACAGACGTTCTAAAAAGACTAATAAAATATGAAGGAGCAAGACGTGATTTTGCTCAAAGAGCAATGCAATGGATCATCCACAATCCTCAGATATTCTATTCTGATGACGAAGTTCCTGTTGATTATTCGGAAATAAATTGTGAAATTTTACATAAAAGCCCCAGTCAATTCTAATCCAAGATAAAAGAATTAGAAAGAGAAAGAAATGATTACAATTGATAATCGTTTAACCATCATATCTTGGTGGATTACTCATAAAATGGATGGATTGTCTATAGACGAAATTAATCCTGATAGATTTAGAAAATTAATCGAGGAAGCTGAATCTGATTTGGAAAAATGCGATTCTATACTAGCACTAGAATATGAAGAATATATTCCACAATTTTGTTAAAAAGGAGAATAAAATGACCAATACTAAACATCCAATAAAAAGAATCTACAAAGGATCTCATCTTCAAAATGCTTTGAAGTGTCTACGAATATACCAAAATAAAAGGGCAGTCAACTGGATGGAATATGATCTATGTACATTTTATGATGGACTTGCACATGGAGTTATCAATCCTGCCAGTATTAAAGAAATTCCAAGAGAAGGAATTGAATACAAACTATTTTGTGAAACTAAATTTGAAAATGAGGGAAATGATATGACAAAACAAGAAATAGAATGTCTTGAATTAGTTTACACTAGAACCTGTTATGATGCTAAAGAATTAACAGAATCACTAGAGCCTTTTTATAAAGAATCCCCAGCACTTTTTTCTAAACCCCCAAATGAATTGAGTGTTACTGAAAGACTTAAAACAGCTAATAGTTTATTAAATTTACTCAAAAAACAAGAAAAATAAATGAATAAAGATGGACGAGCCGTTCCCTTTCCTTACCAAAAGGAAGGTATTCGGATAATAGAAGATCTTGATGGTAGAGTACTGCTTGCCGACGAGATGAAAGTTAAATTTTTATGATAAACAAGCCCATGCTATATCTACGAACCAGTATTAAATATACACAGGAACAACGTGAAGCTGCTTTTTGGCATAAAGTTAAAAAAAGGAATGCAAACGAATGTTGGGAATGGTTAGCCTATAAAGACCAAAAAGGTTATGGTATATTTTATACCGGCAAGAAAAATGAACATGCACATCGATTTGCTCTCGAATTAAAACTAGGAAGAAAACTTATAAAAGGAGAACATTCTTTACATCATTGTGATAATCCAGGTTGTGTCAATCCATTACATTTATTCTCTGGAACAAATTCCGACAATGTAAAAGACAAAATGGATAAAGGAAGACATAAAGTAGGTTCTGGAGAAAATGCTGTAAAAGGGGAACATCACCACAAAGCTAAATTAAAAAATGAGGATATAATTAAAATACGAAAACTTCATCAAGAGGGAGTAAAAGCTACTAAACTTGCTTCTAAATATAATGTGGATCGAGTTTCTATTCATAATATTGTAAGCCGAAGAACTTGGAAACATTTATAAAATGATAACTTTATACCCTTTTCAAGAAGAATGTATTTGTGAATTAGATAAACTAAATGGGCGAGCTTTATTGGCTTTGGAAATGGGATTAGGCAAAACAATAATTGTATTAGAATGGCTTAGTCGTAATCCCAAATCTCTTCCTGCTCTTATAGTCACTCCCGCATCTGTAAAATATCAGTGGGATTTTGAAGCTCTCCATCATACAGGAATGAGGGCATCAATTTGTGAAGGACAGAAGCCCCCTAGATTTAATAAACAAAATTTCTCTCTTCAATCACCACTAACCCTCATCAACTATGACATCTTGTCCTATTGGTTGCCTTATTTACAAAAACTAAATTTTAAGACTATCATATACGATGAAAGTTCCCTTCTTGGAAATCTTAAAGCAAAACGCACAAAATCAGCAAGAGTGATATCTAAAAATATTCCTAATATTATATGTCTTAGCGGCACTCCCTTTGAAAATAATCTCATTCAAATTTTTCCTATGCTTAATATACTCTGGCCTAAAACATATAAATCATTCTGGAAATTTGCTCAAGCCCATTGTAATCCTAAATGGACCCCCTGGGGATGGAATTATTCTGGATCATCAGATTTACCAAAATTAAACAAAGAACTAAAAGATATAGGAATGATCAGGAGATTAAAATCTGATGTGATGAAAGATCTTCCACCAAAAATTCGTAATGTCTACCCTTGCGAATTAAGTGATCCTGCCCAATACCAAGAAGCCAGTACCAATTTCATGGATTGGTTAAGAAAAAATATGGGACATAAAGTAAGATCGGCCAGTAAATCAGAAAAGCTAGTACAGGTTGGATATCTATTAAGATTATCAGCAAAATTAAAAATGAGATCAGTAGTGAATTGGGCGAACAGATTTTTAGAAGAAACTGATGAAAAACTGATAATGTTTGCGGTTCATCAAAAGGCCATAGATGTTCTGAAAAGAAGAATTAATGCACAATCTGTAGTAGTGAATGGATCGGTTACAGGACGAAATAGAAAAGTAGCTGTTGATCAGTTTCAAAACGATAATAAAACAAGACTATTCATTGGTAATATTGATGCTGCTGGGAAAGGGATAACTCTCACAGCAGCATCTACAGTAGGATTTGCTGAAATATGGTGGAAACCTGGAGCACACATACAAGCAGAAGATCGACCACACAGAATTGGACAAAAGAAAACCGTTTGGATTAATTATTTGATTGCTGGAGAAACTTTAGAAGAAGATTTATGTAAATTACTTCAGAAAAAACAAAAAGTCATTAGTGCAGTTCTTGACGGCGGTCCTACCCCTCAAGATCTAAATATCTACGATGAATTACTATCCGTCCTTGAAGAGGAAGCAAAAAAATGAAAAAGAAAAAAGAATGTCCAGAATGTTTTGGAGAGAAAAAGATAGAAACCAGACCGGGAGTATTTATAAGATGTATTAAATGCAGAGATCAAACGGCTATCCACATTCGACCTGTAACGCCTGCTTTGAAAAGAAAATTCAAAAAATGGTGTTTAGATAGAGAATTACATATGAAAGATGCTGTAATAGCATTAATAAATCTTGCTATGGAAAATGATATGAATCTTACTGAAGGAGAAGAATAATGAATAATCAAATCACATATAAACTAATGAATATATATCAAGAAATGAATGGTTGGAAAGTAGTAGAAGATGTGTTTCTTGAAGGAAAACTAGTGGGTTCCATTCATAAAAGATCAAACGCTACCTATCAAGATTATCAATATGTTCCTAAAGGACAACGTCCAAGACAAAACGAATTAATTTTCTCAACACTCAATTCATGCAAAGACTCAATAGAGGAAGAATAATGACTAGAGAACAAGCAACAATTTTGATTAGATTAATTGAAGCTGGCACAGAAAGCAATTGGTCGGAAGTAGCTGAAATGTTACTAGAAATGGGATACATTCCATCTGAAGTTGCAGACGCCTGTAAAGAATTATCGGAAATAGCACAGGAACCACTATTTATAGTAGAAGAGGATTTCTAAAATGACTAAAGAATATGAAATAACAAAAAAGGAAATGCTTGAATATCGACGTAATAATTTCGAGATTAAAGTGTATACGAAAGTTGAATTCCCAAAAGGATCTATAGAACTTCCATTTTCTGAAGAAAATGAAATTATATTATCAACTTCCACTAATGGAAGACAATTCCAGTCCATTAGTCTATTGCCGGAAGAAGTTGATAAGGTGATAGAAGCCTTAATTCCTCATGCTAAAGCTGATAAAATTATGGAAGCTTTGGTTCCTTATACTAGCTATAGTTATCTCAGAAAAATTTCAGAAATATATAATAATTATATAAATCCACATAAAAATGAACAATCTACAACAAATTCTTAATCAATATAGCATTCCTACTCAAGGATTTGGGGATCATCATCATGCTACTAGAAATTGGATCAGCATGGATTGCTGCTATTGTTCCCCCAATTCTGGTAAATTCCTTTTAGGTATTGAAATTACTACAGGACGTACAAATTGTTGGAAATGCGGAAGGAGAAATCCTATTGAAACACTTTCTCTACTTTGCAACATATCTCAACAAGAAGCAATTTCCTTATGGAAAGGAACTCTTAGACTTCAAACTAAAGAAACTCCCTATAGAGGAAAATTGAAAATGCTGAAAGGTGTTAAAGATTTGATGATTCAACACCAAAAATATATTAAAAGTAGGGGATTAGATCCTGATGAAATTACAAAACTTTGGGGAGTAAAATGTACAGGAATTACCGCAAGACTCCCTTGGAGTTTATTCATTCCTATTCACGATACAAGAGGCAGAATCATATCATGGACAACACGATCAATAGGAAAAACCAATACACGAAGATATATCACAGCAAAAAAAGAAGAGGAAGCTATTTCGTTAAAGTCTGTGCTTTATGGTGCTCACCTAGCAAGATCAACGATTGTGGTCGTTGAAGGTCCAATAGATGCTTGGACAATTGGTCCTGGAGCAGTAGCTACCTGTGGAGTAGGATTCAACCAGATACAGAGATCCTTAATGTCTAATTACAGCTATAGAGCCGTCTGTTTTGATTCTGATGATGACGCCCAGAAGAGGGCTAGAAAGCTTTGTAAACAACTCTCTGCGTCTGTGGGAGTGACTGAGAACATTGTACTAGAAACAGGATCAGATCCTTCTGATGCTAAATTCGAGGAAATTCAGGAACTGAGAGAAAAGTATTTAATTTGAAAGGAAATCAAAAATGAAAACCGATATCGAGCAACTGAATAACATTAAAAACACCATCAAACTATATCATCAGGATTTGGATGATCGGAGGCATGGTGGGGTTGCTCAGGATATTTGCATTAAACTTGTCGAACAAGTTCTGGGGATGCCTTGGATGCAGGGAGAGCCAAATTATCAAGAGGAGCTTGAATGTAATGAACATCCAGAAAACTGGGAAAATCCTAATTGGCCTGTTAAGAAAGAAGTTTGGGTAACTTCTGACGGAGAAGAATGGGATTATGATGAACTAGCTTATCAACGTCAACGATGGATTGATATTAATGGCGGTAAAACACTTTCTGAAGAAGAACTAGAAATGCATAAGAAATTTTCAATGGACTGAATAAATAGCAAGATATTAGAAAAACCACTTTAATAAAAGAAAGAGAAGAACAAAATGACTGAGTACATTCCACTTTCAGAAATTGTTGCAAATCCATATCGTAATATGGATAAATATCCAGTAGACGAAGCAAAAATAGAAGCACTAGAAAAATCTATGAAGAATACAGGATTTTGGGAAAACGTAATTGGCAGAAGAAACAATGGAAAAGTTGAACTTGCTTATGGTCATCACAGATGGGTAACTCTTCAAAGAATGAATGGCGAAGACCCAAAAACAAAAATGCCTATCAATCTAACAGATATTTCTGATGAAAATATGCTCAGGATAATGGCTGATGAAAATATGCAAGAATGGGGAACTAATGCCAAAGTCGTACACGAAACGATTAGGGCTGTTGTGGATGCTTATGCTGCTGATGAGATTAAATTGAAGAAGCCGGAAGGTACACAGTACATTAGATATGCACCTTTATTTTGTGTTAAAAGAGATGTTCTGAAGAGCAGAACATCTAAATCATTTCCCTATACGGCTCACACCATCGCAGATTTCTTAGGTAGGACTTGGAAGCAACCTGACGGACGACCAAAGGAAAGGATTAAACAAGCTCTCGAATCTCTTCAAGCCGAAGAGGAAAAATTAATTGATCTTTCAGATTGTGGAGGGCTAGGAACTTCTCAAGTTTCTGCCGTTGTGAAAGAAGCCAAAACAATCCAAAATCATTATAATGTATTAGGAGAAGCTTCTGGTGATGAAGAATATGCAAAAAAAATGAAAAAGAAAGGGAAGGAGGAAGCAAAAAAAGCAGCAAAAGAAGCTACCAAAAAAATGCAAGATGAATCTGATAAAACCGGCACAGCTAAAAGTGTCGGAATGAGAGGCGTTCTAAAGGATATGAAGAAAAAACGCCCAAAATTGCCTATCGAAGAAAGACTCCCATCCATCCAAAAATTCGTTTGGAAGTTGTCGGGCGAACTAGGTATTATTTTGGCTAAGTCCGATCCTAGATGGATTCAGATAAATGAAGTTATCAAAGTCAAAGAACATCTTGATGATGATACCAAATTGACTTTGGATATTGCATTAGAGGATCTTATTAATAGATGTGAAGAACTCCGTGTTTCGATGAAAACTACTTACAAAAACAATGAAAGAAAAAGGATCGCACAATGAAGAAGAACAAACTAGCCTACAAATTAGCAGAACAATCTCATTTACTGTACTCAAAAGGGAATAGGAATCCAACATTTGAACAACTATTTATTCCAATTGGTGTAGAAATTCCAAAAAATAGAATAAAATTAACAGCTATAATGAAAGGATGTAGACATCAATTACAAAAGGAATTTAACATTCATGCTTGTAATGTAAGTGATCACATGCACATTTCCTTTGTTCCCCCAAAAGTAAAAGGACGGAAACATAATCAAGAAAAAAGAAAATCTCTTATAAAAAAACCACCTAAAACATTATTAGAAGCATCATACGCTTTACCAGTGGGACCAAATAAAATGATAGGATTACATATGGCGAAAGGACGGGACGATTTGATCTATAGAGCGTTTATCCATAGATATCATGGAATTAGTTTAGGAAATGCCGTTGTGTTCCAATCAAGAGCAGAACATGCCGGAGAACTAAAAGTAATTAATTTAGATAAAGCAAGAATAGGGTTTTCAGAAAATATAACTCATCATTTAGGGAAAGAAATACAATTGCTGCTGAGTTCTGTAGATGATGTCGTATCAAAAGTTGATTCAAAAATGGGCGAATTAGTTGAATTACTGAGCAAGAAATAATAGTACAATTGTACACTATATCCCTGGAGATCTTCCCCATTTTTTACGGGGAATTCTTCGGGGCTTTTGTTCACAATCTTAAAAAAGGATGATGAATATGTCAGTTCTAAATAAAAATGAAGTACTTTTTGATGTGGTTGCTATAAATCTTGAAAATCATACAGTACGTGTTTTTTATAGAAATAAAGATGAAAGGAATGCTGACGCAATTATCAATATGGCTGTTATTAGACGTGGTGTTGAAAAGGAATTTTATGTAAAAACAACACCATTCCAATATAATGATGGAGATAAATATACAGGAAAATAACTTTTAATTATTTTCAAAAATCTCAGGATTATCTGTTGACACTCCCATAAGAAGTGTGTAGGGTAAGTTTAGAGTCTCAAGACGGTCTTGAGTCCGGTGAGTAACATCCACCGGCTATTAGAATGCCTGTAATGAGTTATTCAATTCCTACAATTAAAATTTATGTGACGACGACTCCAGGCATTCCAGTCGTTAATCTTTTGAGCAGCCTCCCCTGATGTTAATTCTGGGAGGCTGCTCTTATTTTTTGCCTAATCATATCCCATGTCAACTCAGCAAGAAAAAGAACGTCTCTGTGAAATCCTCTTAGCTGGCGGAGAATGGTTTCAAATGCCCAAGAGACTATTCCAAATGATGCCGATGGATGAAGCTGTTGTTTTATCTCTTCTGATGAATGTTTCCAACACAGTTCAAGCCCACTTGAGAGATGGTTGGTTTCAATTTTCCATTGATAAAATGGAGGAGGAATTATCTATATCTGAACGTATTCAAAGAAGAGTGATCCGCAATCTTCAAGAGGCGGAAAGAGTTGAATCAGAACAACGTGGAATGCCAGCAAAAAGACACTTCAGAATCAATTATTTAGAAATAACTAAAGATATTTTCGATACAAAAAACCCAAGTATCCCGACCAAACCGTTAGTTCATGACCCGACCGCAGCGTCGGGTCAGGACCGTACCGCAGCGTCGGGTCATACTGTATATAAGAAAGAATTAAATAAAGAACAAGAGTCGGAACTCCCTTCGGTCAGTTCCGACACAATGTCAAAAAATTCTTCTCTTGAAGATAATGAAGATGATCAAATAAGTAAAAGTGGATTCCCTCTATCAGAAAATAACAATACATCATCACCATCAAACTTTGATTTGAAATGTGCCAAAGAATTAAATAAAGCGGTCGTCAAGAATTTCAAGAATGATCGAAAAAATAGTATTAGAAAATGGTCAATAGATTTTAGAAAGTTACGAATCAAAGATGGAGCATCAAAAGATCTAATCAAGAAAGTTTTGAAATGGTACGTACTCTCAGATTGGAGTGATGAGTATCTTCCTCAAGCTTACTGTGGAAAATCATTCCGAGATAAATTTTTCGATAAATTAATTCCAGCAATGAAAAGAGATGAAAATTATAAACAAGAGGAAACTGATTATGATCAAGAAGAACCAGTAAAAGAAAAACCTAAATCAAAACCAAAATTAACTAGAGAGGAACGTATAGTAGAAAAAGATGAATGGGATCGAGTAGAACTTGGTTATTCAAAAGTAGAATATGATGAATACAAAACCAACTACGAAATAGAATATGGAGAAAAATATGTTAATCCACTTATCCATTAAACTCAGGGAGGAATTAAATGAGGACCACCAGCTACGAGGGAACCGATCTGAGGAGAGTCCTAACGGCGATAATCGTAGATCCTGTAGTATGTGGCAGAGTTGCGTCCCAATGGACTTCAGAAGGACTATTTGATGTTGATTGGGCCAATTGGGTTGGGAAATGGTGCGTTGATTATTTCAAAAAGTATTCCGTACCACCAAATGGACAACTCACAGGAATCTTTCAAAGCTGGGCAACTGAGACGATAGTTGCTGAGGAAGTGATACATGCTATTGAAAAGTTCCTTCAGTCCCTCTCAGACGAACACAGACACGAAGAACCGGCTACCAGTGACTACTTACTTGATCTTTCTGGTAGATATTTCAACAAGGTACGTCTGGAGAAGGCAATAGAACTGGCTAAATTAGAACTCGATCAAGGCAAAGTAGAAGAGGCTCATAGTAGATTTTCCAAACTTCATCGAGTTGAATTAGGCTTAGGTTCTTTTGTAGTACCTTTAGACGATCTAGGAGTATGGGAGCAAAGTACACAACAAGAGAGACGAAAATCTCTTGTTCATTATCCCGGAGCAGTAGGTTATTTTTTTGGAGATTCCTTTCAAAAGGGAACTCTTTTTTCATTTATGGCCTGTGAAAAGTGTGGTAAGACAAGCTGGTTGGTAGATTTTACTTATCGAGCAGTTAGAAATAGAAACAAAGTCGCCTTTTTTGAAGTAGGAGATGGAGATCAAGATGAATTTATGATTAATTTGAATATGAGATCATCGGGACTTCCAGAATATGATGGGGAGTATGAAATACCTACGGGATGGAATGATGAAGGAGAATTAGAAACGATTACAGAAAAATTAGAAGCTCTTACTTCTTTTGATGGTTTTAGTAGTCTCAAAAGAGTATGTAAAAATCCTCATGCTTTGCGGGTATCGTGTTACCCTAGTTCAACTATAAGTGTTGAGGGAATTGACAATGTTTTAGAGGATTGGGAAAGAGATAATTTTTTACCGGACATAGTTGTAATTGACTATGCGGATATACTTGCACCACCATCAGGATTTAAAGACAAACTAGATCAGATTGACGAAACTTGGAAACAACTTAGAAGATTATCGCAACAACGTCATTGCCTTGTGATGACGGCTACTCAAGCATCAGCATCAGCTTATAAGAAAAAAGGATTATTAGGACCAGAAGATTTTAGTGGAAGAAAGACAAAATTAGGTCATGTAAATGGTTTAATGGGTATAAATGTTTCAGAAAATGAAAGAAAACAACAAATAGGTCGCTTAAATTGGATCGTCCGTCGTAAAATGAGGAATAGGAATAGAAGAAACTTTGTAACTGTTGCAGGATGTTTTGATATAGGAAATCCTGTTATGGAGAGTAAATAAAGTTTTTTTACTTTTTTTGAAAAAAGTGAGTTCGTTCTTTTGATTTTTTGGTTACTTTTGAGTATCATAATATTTGAGTGCTTTGACAAAAAAGCAATAACCAATAATTTCATTTGAACTGGGAGAAAAGAACGATGACTGAAAAAGTAAGAATTTCGAGAAATGATGCTATAGAGCTTCTGATTTGGGTTGGCTATCATACAGTTTCAAAGTGGGACAATGAAAAACTTGCTGAGAAAGTTTTGTCTTTTGCTGATGTTCGTGAAGACGACAAAGAACCAGACACAAACAATTTGGCAAAAACTATACTTACAGTAGAAGCTGCATTGGAAGAAAAGGCTGAATTTGAAGTTTATGACGAAGAGGAAACTTCTACAAAAGAACCTGAAGCAACTGAAGAAACTACTACAAATGAATCTGTAAAAGACAAAGAAGCTATCAAAGCCGGGAAAGAAAAGGCGAAGGAAGAAGCTAAAGCTGCTAAGGCTGCTAAGAAAGCCAAAAAGATAGCTGCCAAAGCTACTGAAAAGAAAGAAAAAGAAGAGGCAAAGATAGTGCAAAAGGCTGCTAAAAATGCCAAAAGGTTAGCTGATAAAGCCGAAAAAGAAGAGGCAAAAGTAAAGAAGGAAGAAGAAGAGGCAGCAGCAAAAGAACGAGATAAGTTTCACTATAAAACTTACGCAACGGAAGTTCCTAAATTTATTGTTTATGATGATAGATTTGTGGATGAAGAAGATTCCCCAAATCTTAAATATATGCCAAACATGACTGTTGCTCAAGCTAAAGAATATCTGAAGGCGAACGTCGCAAATCGTTATTATAAACCGGCGATTGCTAAACGATATTCTGAAGATCAGATTAGAAAAGAATGGAAACAGACTTTGGAAGCTCTGATCCTTGATGCTGATGGGAAAGGAGTAAGTCTTCAACACAGATTAGAAGGACTTATTTATGCTGAAAAATTGAGAGCAAAAGAACCTGATTACTACAAGGAAAAGTATGGGTGGGACGATAGTGGTGTTACGATGCCAGCCGTCGTATCCTTTGGTGCTGATCCTACGGGTAATGATTACCACGATAGGGGACAAATCCGATCTGGAGGCGATGTGTTTTTCCGAAGGGGAGAATTTTCTGATCTTAAAAAAGCAGATCAAAATAAATTGACTAAAGATCTAGCTATTGCAGCTAGACTCTGTTGGCTCCGCTTAGGACAAATGAAAGTCTCTGATGCTCCTCATTTTCCTCACTCAGAAATGTTGAACTTCCTCAACAATCATCCGAGACTTCGGGATATGGTGCTGTATGTCCATAACGAAGATGGAGGAAAAAATAAACGAATCGTAAAGTATTTACGATCACGTGGTTATTTAGCTGCTCTTTCCTACCTATTTGGAATTTCTGATACGGATAAAGAAAACTATCCAGAAAATCCGGATGATTTGAACTATGATAAATGGGAGAAAGCAGAAGAATTTGTAACCGAATTTGCTTCTGGTATCTCTGATGATGAAACTAATCCTAATCACCAACTCCGCCAATGGCTGGTTGGTGAAATGTCGAAGGAAAAGAAATCTTCACGAGACACTAAAATCAATATGATCATCAAAACATGGAAGGCTTTTGTTGCTGGTGAAAGTATTGAGACAAAGCAAATGAAACTCAAAAAGAAGGAAGACTTGAGTATTGGAAGTTTGATTGGTTAATTTTTATTATGACTCCGTGGCGGAAGATAGACGCTGATAGTTCTAATCCTACAGGCTACTGGGGCAAAGCCTCATCCTGAACAGATTGTAGGAATTTGCAGGTATCGAATCCTGCTGGAGTCATTTTTTTAGTTTTTGTAAATTAAAATAGAAAGAAAAGAACAATGAGCTTAGAAAAGAAAATTGTCTTGACAGTAATTATGTGTATCATCCTTCTCGTCGCCTTGGCTATGTGGGGGATTCCTCGGTACAACATCTACAATCGAACGCTCGCAGGCCAAGCAAGGCTCCAGGAAGCTGAGTGGTCGAAGAAGATTCTTGTCGAAGAGGCCAAGGCCAAGATGGAGTCTGCAAAATCGTTAGCTCAAGCCGAGGTCGAGAGGGCCAAGGGAGTCGCTGAAGCCAACGAAATCATCGGTGAGAGCCTGAAGGGTAACGAGAGCTATCTCCACTATCTGTGGATCATGGGGCTTCAGGATGGATCAAGTGAAGTTATTTATATTCCAACAGAAGCAAATATGCCAATACTAGAAGCAGGAAGATTTGGAAAGAAAAGTGAAAAAAAATGATTAATTATTAGTTAGGAATCTTCTCTGTGGTGTGTAGAAGATGGGCGGTGAGAAAAAGGACAGATTTGTAACGACTTCAGCTAATTTGTTCTAATTCTTTATCGCTCATCTTCGTTTTCAATAGAAAGGATAAATATGCGAGAAAATAGAGAACATAACCATCAGATATTAGATGCTATATGTGCTGAATATATAGCTGATACAAATAAACTCTTATCAAAAACAAGTGCAATAGAATTAATGGAATGGCATTATGAAAAAATAAAGAAAGAGAAAGAATATGCGAGTAATTAATTTAACACATGGCAAAGGAAATGGGATTGACAAAGCATGTCTAATGACTGCTAGTAATATGTTAATTGGAAAAGGAGAAAATGGGGATAATAATTCTTGTGTGTGTCCTTTGATACAAACTTTTATTATCAAAACTAATGATCAAATTCCTTTGCACCTATTAGGTAAATTATATGGACCTTTAGTTTGGGAAATTTTGGGAACAGTAAACAATGATCCAATAATAAAACAAAAAAGAGCATTCGCTTTTGCAAACTGGTCTGTTAGAGAAGTAATTCCAATTATTTTAAGATTAATAGGACGATTTGATGAAGCCATAATGCTAGAAAAATTAGAAGAAATTGTAGATAGCAAATCTGCTAATGCTGCTTATGCTGCTTATGCTGCTGCTGATGCTTATGCTGCTGCTGATGCTGCTGCTGATGCTTATGCTGCTGCTAATGCTGCTGATGCTGCTGCTGCTTATGCTGCTGCTGATGCTGCTGCTGCTTATGCTGCTAATGCTGCTGCTAATGCTGCTTATGCTGCTTATGCTGCTGCTGATGCTGCTAATGCTGCTGCTGATGCTGCTGATGCTGCTGCTGCTTATGCTGCTGCTGATGCTGCTGCTGCTTATGCTGCTGCTAATGCTGAAA